TTGATGGCCCACACCACATGGTGTTTGGTCATCTTCTCCTCGACCTGCACCACCCAGCCAGCCTTCTCTAAGGTGTACATGGCATCGAGCACCATCTGATCCTTCTGCCACTCGGTTTTTCCTTCGAGCCGCCTGCGGGCTGAACGCTTGAGGCTCCGCAGATCGACCATCTGCGTCTCGCTGCTCACTTGGATGATGTAGTCGGTCATCCACTGGTCGAAGCTATCGTCCAGCACCCCGGCAAGCTCGCCCAGGGCGTAGCGGAACGCGGGGATGACGTACCCCTTGACCAAGGCCACCACGCGCTCCACGATGGCTACGTCCACGCAGGGAGCAAACGGGTTCTCCATCAGGTGCATCAGCAGCACCAAGCGGCCCGCTGTGCCCTCCAGCTTGCCAAACGCTGTCATGTACTCACTCGACGCATTGAGCAGCCGCTCGTCCTGCTTGGCGCTCTCGTACCATGCCTGGAATTCCCTGTAGGCGGTGTACGCCTCATGGGACAACCTGTACGTCTGTGGGGGCAGGGCGTACACCAGACGCAGGGTGTTCTCCCATGCCTGGGCGCTGGTCATGTACTCGGGCACCGGGTTACCCAGGCGCGTCTTGCTGCCCCGCAGGATCGCTGGTATAAACCTTTGCAACAGGCCATCCGCTGCGAGAGAGGCCAAGTTTTGCTTGAAAACCTGGGGCTGGATGTTCCCGTAGATCGAGACGGCGAGGTTCTCGCAGTGGATCGCGCCAGCACCCACGCGGTCCATCTCGTAACGCTCTGCCTCATACGAGACAACCCATGCCGAGCGATCCTCGCCGCTTTGCTTGTCAGTCAGCTTCCTGATCCATGAGTTCATCTCGTCGAGGTAGCACAGCAGGCCACGGGGGCGCTCAGATGCCGAGCGCACGAGCTTCTGGCTGGTGATGTCGCTCACGGTAATCTTCAGCGGCACGGGCTGCGCTGGCATCTCGGGCACGGCTGGGGGCTGGCCCCCGAGCAGGGCATCGGGGCTGGCTGAGAACTCAAGAAACGACTTCTTGGCGCTGGCATACGCTGCCTCCTTGCCTTCCCAGTCGAGCATCTCCTTTTGGAACCGTGGCCGGTCCTCAGACTCGATGTCTTTGATCGGTGAGAGCATGGGGCGACTGCCCGGTGACTTCTTGTCGGCTGGATCGCCCAGGGTCATGAGCCAGAGCACCGGAGGCACCCTGAACCCTGGCATCAGTTCGAGCCTGATGCGGGCGTCAACCACCCCGCAGACAGCGCTCAACCCAGCGAACAAAGGGACCAAAGGGTCGCAGCCCACGCTTTCTGAAATCTCGTTGGCACGGGTCTGCAAGACTGACGGCCACAGGGTCATGTCCATCTCGGGCGGGGGTGGGCGCAGCCCCTGCATAACATCGACCGGGGCCATCGGTGGGGTGTCTACTTTGCTGAACAGGGCTGCCGCATCGGGCGTGGGCCGCTGCCACCCGTGCTGCTTGGCGATGTGAAAGAGCGTACCCAGCTTGACCGCTGTGGCCTTGTCGGTCTTGAAACTGAGCCACTGACCCGCGATGCCGCGCTCACCGGGGTACTTGGCTTGGGACTGCGCTGACCACTCGTTCCACAGGCTCAGGGCTGCGTCAAGCTGGTCGGTCTGGGTGCCTGCCCAGTGCAGGGCCATGCCCACGTTGACCCACTCCTCGCGTGAGCAGTCGGCAGGGATCGCCTCGACTGCCTGCCTGATCTCCTCCCACGAGGCGTCAACTGCCCCGTCCGTGGTGATGGTGCGCTCCTTGTCCTGCGTGAGCAGGGACTGCCAGATGTCCAGCAGGCTCTGCGGTATCGTGGGCAGGCGCGTCCAGTGACCACGGCCAGCCCAGTGGTAGGGCTGCCGGGTGTCGGGGTGGATGCTCGGGGGCAGAACGTCCTGCACCGTCAACCCGTTGGCCGTGGCGCAGCGTAGCTCGTAGACGGTCAGCCCGTCGATGATGACCTTCTTGGAGGGCAGGGACAGACCGAACGGCATCTGATAGAGCAGCTTGCCGTGCCCAGGGCGACCGCTATGAATGACCACGGCATCGGGGGCGTCGTAGAGTGTCTGAACGTCAATGCCCTGAGCGATGGTGGCGTCCCAGTTGTCGATGTCGAAGGCCATCGTGCCGCTGTACGCATGGGCAAGGCCGATACCGTAGGCCGCAGGCAGGTCGGCCTGGGTCTTGAGGGCGTTGGGCTTGAGGTTCCAGCCAGGGGTGCGTGGTCCCTTGGTGCCCGGTGGGATGGGCACAAGGCTCCAGCCGTGTCGGATGTAGGCGTCAACTGATGCGGGGTGTGATTGCACGGTTGCTGCACTTGTCATACACTGACCCCGTTGGTGAATGCAGTTGCCAACCATCTCCTGTCTTTGACGCCCCGGCTGACCTCCGGGGCGTTTCTTTTTCCACTCGTCATTGACTGCTCCAAAAAATTTTCGCTTGACTTGTTGTACATCGTAGCGCACCTGTGCTACGATTGCAAGTATCGAATGAGGAATTTATCCGATGAGTACATCCAAATCTGTGTTTCTGACCGTGCGAGTTGCGGCCAGTACACGCACCAAGTTTCACGCCAAGGCCAAGAAGTACGGGCAACCGTCCAGCGTCTTGCGTGAAATCATAGAGGCGTTTCTCGAAGACCGCCTTTCCATTGTCCCTCCCGTAAACCGTAAGGAAAATCTTTATGTCACTCGAAGCCAAAATTGAAGCCCTGACCGCTGCTGTGGTCGCCCTGACTGCCAAGCTGGAAGCTGGAGCAGCGCCAGCCGCCCCCGTGGTGATTGCAGCGCCTGCCCCGTCAGCACCGCAGACCTTTACCGCACCAGCCCCGGTGGCCCCGGCTCCCGTGATGCCCGCACCGCCCAGCTTCGTGGCTCCTGCACCCGTCGCTCCTGCTGGCGCACCGTTCAGTGACCCCAAGGGACTGATCGACTATGTGATGAACTCGTACAAGGCGCTCGGCCCCCAGAAGGGTGCCCAGATTCAGACTGTGCTGACCAGCATGGGCTATGGCAACATCAACGATGTCAAGCCCGAGCACTACGGCGCTCTGTTTGCTGGCGTTGAGGCACTGAAGTGAGCACCGACACAGGCGGGCCAGCGTTTCCCAACGAGGGCTTTAACGGCTGGGGCAAGCCGCAAGAAGGCATGACCCTGCGCGATTACTTTGCGGCCAAGGCGATGCAGGGTTTGATGGGCCGATCTTGGGCCGACTCAGCAACAGGAAAACTCCCAGAAAATTTGCATGCTGTTTGGGCAACTGCCGCTTATCAAATGGCCGACGCCATGCTGAAAGCGAGGCAAGCATGAGCGACCACGCCAAGTTGTCGCCCTCCAAGCGGCATCGCTGGGCCGTGTGCCCAGGCTCGATCCGCGAGGAGGCTAAGTACCCCGATGATGGGGGCGGGCCTGCTGCGATTGACGGCACCCACTCGCACACGCTGCTGGAGCACTGCATCAAGAACGGACTGTCTGACCCGCTGGATCAGGTGGGTGAGAAGTTCGCAGACCACGAGGGTGAGTTCGTCGTTGACAAGGACCGCGCCCATCGGGTCAAGCTGGCGATCAACTACATCATCGAGCGGTCAATGGACGGCATCTTTGAGGTCGTGTCCGAGCAAAAGGTAGACCCCGAGCACCTGTTAGGTCGCACAGACCTGTCAGGCACGGTGGACTGCCAGATCATCGGGTATGACTGGATCGAGATCATCGACTACAAGGATGGCATGGGCGTGGTGAGCGCCGAGGGCAACGTGCAGCTTGAGCAGTACGCCTACGGGGTGCTGGCAGGCTACAAGCTGCCCATCAACGTGCCGTACCCAGTCAGCCGTGTGATCATGACCATCATCCAGCCCAAGCTGGCACTCAAGGGGATGCCGATCATCACCTCGCACGAGGTCAAAGTCAGTGACTTGTTGAGCAACCTGGGTACAATCGTGATGCAAGCTGCCGCCACTGACAAACCAGATGCGCCGCTTGTGCCGGGTGACAGTCAATGTAAATTTTGCAAAGCCAAAGGCTCCTGCGCCGCCCTTGCCAGTAACGTAATGAAGGAGGTAGGAATCATGTTCCAGCCCACAGTAATCAACCCGATGGATGTCGCGCAGCAGAGCGCTGACAAAGACCCCACGACGATGGATGACGCCCAGATCAAGCAGATCATGGAGGCGGCACCGCTCATGCGTCAACTCCTCGAAGGCGTCGAAGCTGAAGCCCTGCGCCGCTTGCAGGCAGGCCAGTCGATCCCAGGTCTGAAGCTGGTCAATGGTCGTGGCTCTCGCACCTGGGCGCTGCCCGAGGAGCAGATGGCCGAGAAGCTGGTCAAGATGGGCATCCCTAAGACCGCGATCTACGAAACCAAACTCGTGACTCCCGCCAAGGCTGAGAAGCTGACCTGGGAGAAGCGCGACGGTACGCAGATGCAACTGTCAGATCGCCAACTCAAGACGATGGAAAAAGAGTACGTCGTCAAGATGGCTGGCAAGCTGACCGTCGTTCCCGAATCCGATGGCCGTCCGGCTGTCGTAACCAACGCTGCGCCGATGTTCAGCGCAGTCCAGGCAGCACCCGCTGCCGAGTCCCTGCCCTCGTGGCTTACCTAAACTGGAGTAACCGTAATGTCCGACATCATTTTCCTGAGCAACGTCCGTCTGTCTTTCCCGCACCTCGCGGAGCCACAGCGCCAAGTCAACGAGCAGACCGGCAAGGAGCGCATCAGCTACAACTGCGAGTTCATCATGGCTCAAGACCATGCTGGGTTTCAGCAGTTCATGCAGAAGTACGGTGCCCTGGCCGTCGAGAAGTGGAAGGAACACGCCAACACGGTCATGCAGATGATCCAAGGCGACCGCAAGACCCGCTGCTACGGTCGTGGTGAGGAGAAGGTCAACAAGAAGACCTTCCAGCCCTACGACGGCTACGCCGGTCATGTGTTCATCACCGCTGGCCGCGACTCGCAGCCACAGATGATCCAGGCTGACGGCCAGCCCATCGACCCGACCAACACGATGGCCTATCAGGCACTGGCTCGCAAGATGTACGGTGGCTGCCGGGTCAACGCTGCGGTCAAGCCCTGGCTGCAAGACAACAAGCATGGCCGTGGCATCCGCGCCGACCTGATCGCTGTCCAGTTCGCTGGTGACGACAAGCCGTTCGGTGAGGGCGCAGTCGATGCGTCGAACCTGTTCGGCGCTGTGGCTGGTGCGCCTGCGGGTATGTTTGGCGCTGCTGCTCCTGCGCCAGCCATGCCGCTGCCGCCCTTCATGATGAGCCAGTAAGTTTTTGGGGGTGGGTGATTGTTAAGGGGCACCCGTAATCATCCGGGCAGGGTAACCGAAAGCGCCGTCCGCAAGTATCCCACCCCCACCCAATCGAGTAACCGTAATGAGTAACGACTATGTCTATGATGTGGAAACCTACCCCAACGTCTTCACGCTGGCGGTGGAGCATTCAGAAGCACCGCTACGCTGGGCTTTTGAAATCAGCGACTGGCGCAACGACAGCCGTGAGATCGTCGCGTTTCTCCAGTATCTCAAGGATACGAATGCCCGGATGGTCGGGTTCAATAACCTGGGGTTCGACTACCCCGTCCTGCATACGCTGATCCGCATGGGCCGCTCAGACGCGCCCACGCTGTACCAAAAGGCAATGGCGATCATTGGCTCGCAAGACGAGGGTGAGGGCAAGTGGGCGCACCAAGTCAACCCGTCCGACCGCTTTGTGCAGCAGATCGACCTGTTCAAGATTCACCACTTCGACAACAAGGCCCGCGCCACCAGCCTGAAGGTGCTGGAGTTCAACATGCGATCCGACAACATTGAAGACCTGCCGTTCCCGGTGGGCACCACGCTCACGCAGGAGCAGATCGAGGTGCTCAAGCACTACAACGCCCACGATGTCGCACAGACCAAGGCGTTCTTTAAGCACACGTTCGACATGCTCAAGTTCCGCGAGGAACTCACGCTCAAGTACGACCGCGACTTCATCAACCACAACGACACCAAGATTGGCAAGGACTACTTCGTCATGAAGCTGGAGGAGGCCGGTGTCTCCTGCTACGACTACGGTTCTGGTGGCCGCACCCCCAGGCAGACCAAGCGCCCGAGCATCGCGCTCAAGGACGCCATCCTGCCTTGGATCGCGTTCGAGCAGCCCGAGTTCAACCGGGTGCTGGACTGGCTCAAGGGTCAGGTCATCACCGAGACAAAGGGCGTCTTCACTGACCTCATCGCCCGAGTGAGCGACTTTGACTTTGTGTTCGGCTTGGGCGGCATACACGGCTCGGTAGAGTCGGAGGTCATCGAGTCCGATGACGAGCACATCATTGTCGATCTGGACGTTACCAGCTACTACCCCAACCTCGCCATCGTCAACGGGTTCCACCCGGCGCACCTGGGCAAGACCTTCGTCACGATCTACAAGCACCTGTTCGAGCAGCGCAAGCAGTACCCCAAGAAGTCGGCAGAGTCGGCCATGCTCAAGCTGGCGCTCAACGGCGTGTACGGTGACAGCAACAACCAGTTCAGCGTGTTCTATGACCCGCTGTTCACCATGAGCATCACGCTCAACGGGCAACTGCTGCTGTGTTTGCTGGCCGAGGGGCTGATGCACATCCCCGGTCTGCGCCTGATCCAAGTCAACACCGATGGCCTGACCGTGCGGGTGCCCAGGGCCAACAAGTGGCTGGTGGACATGGCCCGCGCAGCGTGGCAGACCCGCACCGGACTGAACCTTGAGGAAGCCACCTACAAGGCCATGATGGTGCGCGATGTCAACAACTACATCGGCGTCTTCATGGACGGCAGCACCAAGCGCAAGGGTGCCTACGAGTGGAACGCCCTGTGGCACCAGAACGCTGGTGGCCTTGTGATCCCCAAGGTGGCCGAGAAGGTGCTGGTCGAGGGTGCGCCGATCAGGCAGACCGTGGAGCAGTGGCCCGACATCATGGACTTCATGCTTCGCGCCAAGGTGCCCAGGTCGAGCTACCTCCAGTGGGGCGAGGGTCGGGTGCAGAACATCACGCGCTACTACATCGCCAAGGGCGGCAAGCCCCTGTTCAAGTGGATGCCGCCGCTCAAGGGCAAGCAAGAGTGGCGCAAGATTGGCGTCGAGAGTGGCTGGGGTGTGCAGGTCTGCAACGACATCAAGGACGCCACGGCACCCGTGGATTTTGAATACTACGTAAGGGAGGTGGAGAAACTCTGCCTCGGATTAGCATGACTGGAAACGAGATTGACAAGTTGTCGTGGGACAAATTTCAGCGTCACCCCGACATAGTGGAAACCGAATTGGCGCTGGCCGCTTGCAAAGAAGAACGCGCCCGCATCGTGCGCGAGATCGAGCGCAGCGCCAAGGCAATCGATGCTGGCGTGAGCAAGCCTGACCTGTGGGCACTGGCGAAGTACATAAAGGAGATGCTTTGATGGACAACGCACTTGAAAAGCAAGTGGAAGGCAGCCACTACAAAGACCTGCCGATCCAGCCCGTCGAGTACATCTATGCCAACGCGCTGGGGTACTTCGAGGGTAACGTGATCAAGTATGTGAGCCGCTGGCGCAAGAAGAACGGCATTGCCGATCTGGAGAAGGCCAAGCACTACATCGAGTTGCTGATTCAACTGGAGAACCGCAGTGCTCGAAAAACAGATTGAAGCCAAGGTCTGCGACTACGCCAAGAACTGCGGGCTGCTGGTCTACAAGTTCACCAGTCCCAACCGAATGGCGGTGCCCGACCGTATGTTTGTGCGGCCCGACGGCAAGATATTCTTCATCGAGTTCAAGCGCGAGGGTCAAAAGCCCACGCCTGCTCAGGACCGCGAGCATGAGCGTCTGCGCGGCCACGGTGTGCAGGTGTTCGTGGTGGACGATGTAAAAATTGGTCAGTGGGTGATTGACACATGGGGTGACTTGTGCTGACACCTGACCTGCTCCACGGCTACCAGCAGAAGGCGGTCAACTTCCAATGCACCCATCCACACTCGATGCTGTGGCTGGACATGGGCCTGGGCAAGACCGTCATCACACTGACCAGCCTCGCGCATCTGCTACGCACCGGCTTCCTGCGGGGCGTGATCATTGTCGCCCCGATCCGCGTCATCCGACTGGTCTGGCGACAGGAAGCGGTGAAGTGGGAGCAGACCAAGCACCTGAAGTTCAGCATGGTCACGGGCACCAAGGATCAACGCACCCGCGCCCTGCTGCGGCCCTCTGATGTGTACCTGATCAACTACGAGAACCTAGGCTGGCTGGCCGAGACGCTCCAGACCTACTTCGTCAAGAAGGATCGCCCGCTGCCGTTCAACGGCATCATCTGGGACGAGATCAGCAAGATGAAGAACTCCAGCACCAACCGGGTCAAAGCGTTTCGCAAGATCGCTGACAAGTTCGACTGGACGACGGGCTTAACCGGGACACCGGCCAGCAACGGCTACAAAGACCTCCACGGCCAGTTCCTCGTTGTGGACAGGGGTGAGCGCCTGGGCACCAGCAAGACGGCCTTCAGGACGCGGTTTTACCGCAAGGTGGGGCCGTACAAGGAGGTGCCCTACGAGGACACCGAGGACACCATCAAGAAGCTGATCGGTGACATCACGCTGGAGATGAGCGCCGAGGACTACAACCCGCTGCCCGACCTCATGGTCAACAACATCGAGATCGAGATGCCCGACGACCTGCGGGCCAAGTACGAGAAACTCGAACGCGAGTTCTTCTTGGTGCTTGACAGCGGTAAAGAGGTCGAGGCGTTCAACCAAGCAGCCTTGACCAACAAGTGCCTCCAGTTCTCCAACGGGGCCATGTACCCGGTGGCCGGGATGCCGCTGTGGGAGCCGGTGCATGACTTGAAGCTGGAGGCGTTGGAGGACATCCTCGACGAAGCCCAGGGCAGCCCGGTGCTGTGCGCCTACGCCTACAGGTCAGACGCCCAGCGGATCATGGACAAGTTCAAGCACCTTGACCCGATCAACCTGACCGAGTGCAAGAGCGAGGCGTCGCTGACCAACGCGATGCACAGGTGGAAGACGGGCGACTGCGCCCTGATGATCGGCCACCCGGCATCAATGGGTCACGGGATCGACGGCTTGCAGAAGAACGGTCACATCCTCGTCTGGTACGGGCTGAACTGGAGCCTGGACTTGTACGAGCAGTTCAACGCCCGAGTGCGCCGCCAGGGTCAAGGGGTGCCGGTGATCTGCCACCGCATCCTGATGCAAGACACGCTGGATCAGGCGCAGGCACTGGCTCTCGATGACAAGGCCACAACGCAAGCAGGGCTTCGCAACGCAGTCAAACAGTACCGCTTGACAAAGGGCGCATGAGTCGTGGTACACTGTGCCACACCAACCACCAAAGGAGTAACTGTAATGCTGAAAGACACCATCGAGTTTGTGAAGTCACTGTACAAGACGCCCAGTGCCGAGGCGCTGGCGCTCAGGGAGTTGGAGGACTCCAAGCGCAGGCTGCTCGAAACGCAGTCGGCACGGGAGTACTCGGACTCCATGTGCAAATACTACGAGGCCAAGATCAAGCGCTTGACTGCCTATCTGCATACCGCGACTGAGGTGAAAGCATGAACCATATTCCCATTGACAAGGGTGTTCCGATGCCCAAGCGTTACCCGTTCGATCGGATGGATGTGGGCGACAGCTTTGTTGTGCCGCCCAACATTGCCCGCACAACGGTCGCCATCGCTGCACTCAGATATAGCCGTAAGCATGGCGTAAAGTTTGTCGTGCGCCTGACGCCTGATCGCACCCTGCGCTGCTGGAGGGTTCAATGATTGACCCCAAGACCAAGCGCATCACGGTGCCGGTGACCAAGGACATTGACCTGATCCGCGAGCGCATCAAGCGCGACACAGGCATCGACATGACCTACGTGCAGATTTTCAATTTCCTGATCCACTTCTACGTGGAGCGGGCCAACGAGCCCAAGAGCAAATGGAAGTCATTAACAGAAAGGAACTGATATGGGAGACCATCGAGCAGACATCAAGATCAAGTTCAGCATGTACGGCGAGACCGAGTCGGCCGACATGTGGATCAATTGGTCCGTGGGCAGCGGAGAGTGCTACGAGGTAGACCAGCGTGTGATCGACTTCTTCCGCGACGCGTACTTGAAGATGCGGGCCAAGTACGACGAACAGGTGTACGAGCTACAGGAGAAACAAGGCATGAAAACTCTGGACGACCACAACAGGGATGCCTATGCACGGATGCAGGGCCAAGAGCCACGGCCCAAGGCCCACGTTGCATGCCCCAAGTGTCACAGCGAGATGGAATTTGAAGACCCGCACATGGTCCTGACCAGCTCCCCGCCCAAGCGTGTGGTGATCTGCCCGGGCTGTGGGCACAGGGATTACAAGGTGGGGGCATGATGCACAACATCGCCATTGCAGTGACTATCTGCTGCGTCGCGTTCCTGATCTTCGTCATCGGCTGGGTCACCTCTGCCTCGACGATTGGCAGGGAATGCAAACTGCTGGGGTCCTTCTACATTAGCAACACCGTCTACGAGTGCAAGGTGAAATCATGAGCACGCAACCCGAGACCCTGCGGCTGGCTCAGTTTTCCGAAAACATTGGCTTTCCAGAAGCCGCCGCCGAACTGCGCCGCCTGCATGAGGTTGAAGTGGCCTACGGGGTGATGATGGCGCAGGCCGAATCACGGATCGCGGAGCAGGCCAGCGACCCCGCCATCCACTACTGCCACCGCTTCGCAATCCTCATGGAGTGCGTCATGCTCGGCGGAGTGGACAAGTACTGGGATGAGATGGGCACCTTGCTCGATGAGTACCACAAGGCTAGAGATGCGTGGGCCGAGGCTCACGGGCAGCCGTACGTGTCAGGGTTTGGGAAGGATTGAATCATGAGCGACAGAGATTTATTGCAGCAGGCGCTGGAGGCGCTGGAACACGTTATCTATTGGGACAACGAAAAGCCCGAGTGGGGGTATGCACACGCAGCCATCACCGCCCTGCGCGAGAGGCTGGCGCAGCAACAAGAATCCGACGCTTTTGACACGCTCCCGGACGACTACGAAACTGGAGATTACTGATGACTGACAGAGAACTGATGCAGCAGGCGCTGGAGGCGCTTGAGGCAGCTGAGGTGACTGGCAATTGCTCTTACGGGGCTACAGAACTGCTCCGCACCCGGCTGGCGCAGCCAGAGCAGGAGCCTGTGGAGCGAGAATGCAAATCCGAAGGTCTGAACGTTTATTGGTATGCCACCCACGGCATGATTCAAGTAACTTTTGAATGAGTGTTCAAGTGACTGATATTCATTCATGCAGTTATTACTGCGACCGACCGGAATGCATCAAGGCGCAGCGTGATGAGTTGCGCGAGAGGCTGGCGCAGTCGCAACAAAAGCCGGTGTTTGACTGCCCAAGGTGCGGTCATTGCTGCTCGCTGCCAGACCCCATGCCGCTGTTTGACGATTGGCCGGGAGGCTGGAGGAAATGAAATGCCCAATATGCGGAACATGGACATCGGTGAAGGCGACTCGCGGCGAGATCAGGCACCGGGAGTGTGCGAACCTGCACAGGTTCACTACCCAAGAAAGCGTCGTGAAAATTGGCCCTTTAAGGTCTACGAAGAAAATGGCAGAATGTACCAAAACACCGTCCCCAGACGGAAAAGGCCAGACCTGACCAACGCAGAGGAGGCACCGTTTTGAACTGCTGCGACTATGATTGCGTCCAGGGCCGCAACTGCCCTGCTCGTGTGGCTAAGTGCAAGCCTGTCATGCGGGCCGCTGACGCGCTGCCGCCAAGTGAGACTGACGACTATCTGCACGGCATCGCGGTCACCGCCGTGGTGACAATAGGTGCATCGCTTGTCGGCTGCTTGCTGCTCATCATCATCGCAGCTACAACTGATTTTGCGCCACAAAAGCGTGTGATTGACTGCGGCATGGCGTCATTTCACCCGGACTTTACGCCAGCCATGCGCGAGGCATGTCGCACTCAAGCCTCGAACTAACTACTTCGCCTTGCGCGAATAGAACAGGGTGCGGTCCCCGAACAGGTAGAAGCCCACAGCCGCAGCGAAGTTGTCCACCGCGTCGCTGGGTTGGCCCGACAGCTTGAGCGCGGCCCAGGTGCCTAGCACCACCATAGCCACAGCGGGCCGCATTAGGCGCACAGCGGCCTCGACCCACGGGTATGAGGGGTTGGCCCCACCGGCCTCGTTCATCGCCTTGAACATATCCAGATCGAACTGGCGCATCTTGACGTACTCGTCTACGTTGACGGGCTTGTAGCCGTCGGTCTGGATAAAGCGCCCGATCAGCGACTTGCCCAGGTCAACGGCCAGCGGCCCGAGGGCGGCGAGGATGGTCAGTGGGTCCATGTCATGTCTCCAGCAGATCAGCGATGCGGTTGGCCCAGCCACGCCCGAACGCAGGCCAGTTGGCAAGCGTTGCCATGAAGCGCAGGCGCTGCGCCAGGATTCGGCGCTTCAGCCCATCCGAGTGTAGCGAGCTAGCGGCGCGGATGGTTATGGGGCCGATCACCCCGTCGTCCTTGACGCCGCAGGCCCGCTGGAGCCACTTGGCCGACTGAACCACACCGGAGTTGACCGCACCGTCAAAGACGATGTAGCGCACATCTGGTGGCAGCGACTCGGCCTGCACAGCGTCCCAGTACCGATCCTTGTAGATGCGCTGCGCCAGATCGAGCGGCAGCTCACGCATGTCGCCACGGTAGCCAGCCTCTCTGGCAACCGCCTCAGTA